CGAAACCTATCATCTGCCGAAGCATTGATTGGGTTAGTCATTGTCACTTCAAATAATGAAGGTCGAGCACCACCGAAAGGTAAATTACCTTGGAACTCTGTGATATTGAAGGGCATGGTCTTCTCCTAATCCTTTTATTTATTTATATCCAAAATTAGAACTGACCAACAACTTCTTCAAACTCAACGCCGGTTCTTACCGCAATAAAGTTAAGTTGGATGAAGTTAATTGAACGAGCGGGTTTGATATAGATATCACCGATGAATTCGTTACGATCGATTACTTCTGGAGTATTGTTTGTTTCGTCACAAACAACTCGGAAGTCAAAGATACCACGACGACCCTGTACATCCCGAAGGAAAGGCTCAACCAAGTTCTTGAACTGAGCTCGAGTAAATGCATCGTTAAACTCAAAGAGAGTAAACTTAGCAGCTGTCGAGATCGCTTTCTCAAGAACGATAAACAATCGACGAACATTGATACGATCAAAGGCACTTGGTTTTGCTAGCAGTGTTTTATCACCGAAGAGAACCGTACCTTGACCTGGGAAAGTCACAACAGGATTCACACCTGATTTGTATAACTGATCCCTGTCAGCTTTACGTGGATTATAAGTAAGTCTTGTAACATTCTTAACATTTCCACGATTGAAACCAGCCGGCGAATACCATGGATCACGTACATTATCGGTGCGAGCCATCAAACCTGCCGTGTCGCCGTTTAATGGAACGTTACGATAAACATCGTTGAACTTATCGTACTGATATTTGTAACCACTATCCATGATTGCGTACGAACTCGATGGTAGAGTATTACGGAAGGCAATAATATCTTCCTGCTCTGCTCCGATGAATGCGCTGTTATTTACAACGTCTGCACTCTCAGGCGAAAGCGTTACAACACAATCCAATCTCGTTTCACAAATATTATTGATGATGTGAGTAATAATGGTTGCATTATGATCCGCTGCCATGATGAGAGATACATCTACATCTTCTGCTGATTCAAACTTTTCGTAACCATCGATAATCTGTGCGTTCGTTGGTGTATTTCCATCGGATCCACCGGACAGAGATACCGTCGTTGGTTTATCGTTACTGTTTACGAATGCAGATGTAGCAAGACCACCAGCTGCCGTCATGTTATCGACGTGAGATGCCCACCAGATCCAAGACGATTGTTGATTGATAACTTCTTTATAGTAGTTACTGTTACCGTTTTCTTTCAGTGCATTACTGGCTCTTGAAAGAGCATTGTATCTTTCGATAAGTTGTCCACGAACTTTAGTAATTTCACCATCTTCATCTACAACCGCAACGTGCAATTCATCGTTTGAACCACCTTGGCGTACGGCAAAGTCTGATGTACCAGGAGATGCATCAAACTCATTGTAATATTCCCAACGACGTTTGACCACAGCTGATTTAACAGCATCAGAGAAGTTGTTAGATGTAACACTGAGTTGATCCATAGTCGGTGCAGTCTTCACCGTAATGATTGTGGTATTAACCGCTGTGACTAAGAGATCGTCTCCGAGGTTGATTGTAGAACTCTGCAGATGTAAACGATCACCGACAACAACGGTTCCGGTAAGATCGATGTCAGCACCTGAAGAAAGAACCGAAGTTGTGTTAGCACCTTTAGTAGCAATCTGTGTGTTACCTGCATGGAATACCAAGTTGGCCGACGACAGTGTCGATTCCCAAGCTGCGTTCGATTGACATACAGAAACTTTTAGTGAGTTACCCAATGCTCCTGGATATTTCGCAATCCAATCGCCCGAGCCGCCGATACCGTTACTATAGTTGTCATCATAATCATCATCGTTCTTAATCAATTTATCGGTTGCACCGGCACCGTTAGCATTGTTAGCGCTGTTCAAAATGCGGGAAACTTGCAGAGCATTTGTATAGGCAAGGAAGTTAGCAGCAGTAAACCATTCCTGAAAGTTATTCGAGTCAGGCTTACCAAATACTTGAGCGAGAACATCTTCTGAACTGACGAGTACACGTTTATCTGCAGGTCCCCAATGAAACTGTCCGGCAATAGCACCAATACTAGTCGAGACAGCAGGGATTACAGTCGTGAGGTCAATTTCTGAAATGTTAACGCCTGGTGATACTTGAAAAGGCATTTTTCATTCTCCTCGTTAGAGCTGATAATTAGCATTCTGATTATTTATAAAAATATTAAAATTACCACTTATTGAGAGAATCTTCATGCACCCAGGATTCACCGTAATTATTTATATTCACTTCGTTTTCTTCAGTTTGGCCATCATCATAGAAGGCAAACGGTAATACCTCATCTTCCCACATCTTTTCTCGCTCCGCAAGAATCTTTGCTCTGAAATCTGTATCGGTTAATTCCTTAAAGAATGTCTGTGTTGTAGCCCAAGCAAGCAAAACTATACACATTACAAGGTCATCATGAGCCCCGCTTTCAGCTTCATAACCATTCCCTTTATGTATAAAAGTAGAAAGTTCATTTATAACATGAAAATCATTCAGTATAATTTGTTGCTTTTCTATCATTGTTTTCATGTTAACGCATCCCAATCTTTTGACTTGTTTTGTCGTTCTGACTCCTCTTTGAGTATTTTGAGCAAATCCAGCTCCCATAATCTGACCTGCACGACCCTTAACAGTCGTATATACAATGTTTTCGTACTCCAGATCTTGATGTAATATGTCGGCTATTTGTTGGCCATTATCATTTATTTCTATCATAACAAAAGCTTCACCATAGCTTTTTGCAACTTGATAAATGATTTCTGGATACAATATCGGTTCTATCAGATTGTTTTTATAAGCAGCTACAACTTTATACGGCATCTCGGTCACATCGTATACAAGAAACGCCGAGGCGTCGACTCCTACACCCCTTGAAACGTCAGCAACTATAAAATAATTACGTCCAGGTTGTGGTTCTTCATAAACACTCAGCGCACTATCATAGTGTTTGCTCAAAGGATCAATGAATGCGAGTATCTTCAATATGTTTGGTGATATCAGAGTATTAGCAGATCCAAGGAACTCAGCATCAAACTCTTGTCTGAACTGATCCTCACTCGTATTTGCTATCGTTTTCTGTCTCCACTCCTCATCTCGACCTGGTACGTCCCACCAGTTCACCATAAAATTTTGATATTCATTTCTTCCTTCTACAGAGTTAATCCATATCTTATAGAAAAGGTCGAATCCATTTGGTGTTGATGTAATTACAACTTTTGTATTCGAACCAGAAATGATTGTAGGATATACCGACGTAAAGAAGTCATCCTGTATCGTACGAGGCACGAACGCAAATTCATCGAGATAGAGAAAGTTTATGGAATAACCACGAATTGCAGATGATGCAGTCGATGAAGCAATAATCTGACTACCGTTCTCGAGTTCAATATTGGTTTTATTCCAAACTACCACGCCCTGTTGCAGCCACTTTGGTAGATTTTCATAAGCTCTCTGTACTCTTGAAAGAATCTCTCTTGCTGTGTTGAGTTTGTTTGCAAGTATAGCAATCGTATAGCTCTCATTGAAAAGTACGTGCCATAAAATCACTGCTGCAGATGTTGTAGTTTTACCTGCTTGACGACAAGTTTTAATGACGGTAAATCGATTATCACTGATAGTATTTGCCATATCTTCTTGAAATGGATACATATTGAATGGCACCAATCCCTCATCGAGATTGATTATCTTAACATAGTTCTTAATAAAATATACGACATCCTGCGAGCATTTTATAACTTCCTCGACCTGTTCACTCGTAAAGCCAATCGGGACGTGAGCTCTTTTTAGATTAGGATTTGCTAAATAGTTATCCATAATTGTTGACTTTTTCACCCTATGATATATAATAGCTTTGACAGCTATTCAATATTATCTTTATTCTTTTTAATCAATTTCTGTAACTCGGTTGTGCTACCAACAAATAATGCATTCGTTACATTTTGTGGCTTGGAATCTTCTTCCTGCTTCAAAAGTTTTACCTTGCGCTGCAGTTCGAGGAGATCTTTATTTGCATCAACAATTGTTTTTATAAGACCAGAAAGCACTTCATAGGCTCGAGGCGATTCAGAAGTAGAAGCGATGGATGAAAGATCCTCGATTGATGCTTGTGCAGCGTTTATGATGCTGCGTAAATTATCTCGAGCATACTGATAATCAGCATCTATTTCATCGTTCTGAGCATCTAACTTTTCTATAATCTGACGACTATCGTTCAAAACCTCTACCATAGGTTTAGTATCGGCAGGAAGGTTGAATATATCTTCCATATTCTTTTCCATATTTGTTTTCATTATCTTGCAATCTTATCGAGTGTTTTGTTGGCCTTTCTTGCATCTGGATGTTTAGGGTTGATACTCACAACCTTTCCATTCACAAGATCGCTCATGTTTGCGGCCTTTCCAATTTTATCTAAAAGACTGTGCAGTCTATCTTTTCTGTCATATCCATCGATTTCATAACCCTTTTTGCCACGAACTTCTATCTTCGTTTTTGGATTCTTAGTATCAGTAATTTTCAGAACGTCCATATGTCTGTCACGAATGAGCTGCAGTTT